GTTGCACATTATTATTAATCGTGTTGGTTGTATCTCCCACCTTAATGTTGTTGGTTTGTGTCAACGTGGTAATAGTAGGTGTAGGAGTTGCAAAAGCGGTAACATTCTTATTACCCTTTAAGTCAATTACGGTCACATCAATACCGGCACCTATTACAGTTACGTTATTTTTAAGCAAAATCGAGGATGTTATATAATACGTACCCGGCGGTATATAAACTGTTCCTCCTCCTGCGTTGTAAGCAAAATTGATAGCGTTTTGTATCGCTTGAGTATCGTTTTTTACACCATCTCCTTTTGCACCAAAATCAACTTTAACATCTATCCATGTGCCTGTCTTATTTGATAAAATTCCAAATTCATTCGCATTATCTGCCAATTGCGAATTAACTTGGCTAAATTTTTCAATTACTTCACTCTGTGACGCCTTTTGTGCCAATTGCGAATTAACTTGGCTAAATTTTTCGTTTACTTCACTCTGTGACGTCTTTTGTGCCAATTGCGAATTAACTTGATTAAAATTTTCGTTTACTTCACTCTGTGACGCCTTTTGTGCCAATTGCGAGTCAATGCCATCAAGTCTATATCCTAATAAATCATAGCCTTTTCTTGCCGCTATTATTTCTCCGTTAACATTTTCTTTTAATGCACCTACATAACCATTGCGTAAATTCATTAAATCATCTATCAAGTTTGTTAGTATTGGGTATCTATCATCATTTCGTATAGACATTCTATCACCTCTTATTTGGTCTGTTCTACCTTCTTCTTTCTAGTTCTTGGCTTTTTAGCAACAAACTCTTTAGCAGGAACTTCGTGTTGTTCTTGCACATCAGAGATGATTTCCACTGGTTTGTTTAAAAGCTCATATAGTTTCTTTATTCCTTCGTTTATTTCAATTAACATCTTGGTTTGTTCTACTTGTATTCTTTCTGCCTGTGTTCGTGGTATAATCTTTTCACCATTTATTTTTAACATAATGTTACCTCCTAAAATAAAAGGGAGAACAACTACGTTCTCCCATATTCACTTATTTTATTTTGCTAGTCTTATACTGTTCCCGGACTGCCTATGATACCTCTAAAGTCAGAACAACCGAATGAGTATCTCATGTAACCTCTGTACTTAGCTACTAGAGTATCAAAGTCCTCTTCTCTCTTGAATTCTGGTTTAACTCTCCAGAAGAAATTTAACTGATGGCGCTTACTATCCATAATGAACCATGCGTCTGGGTCAGTTAAGAATGGATTTACAACAATCTTCATTTCATCTTTTAATGCGTTTATGTCGTTAACATTAGAACCTGTCTTATATGGAGATTTCATTAATTCTTCTGCTAAGAACTGTAATGCTGGTGGCACTACTAAAGTATCAAAATGCATTTGAATTAATTTACCAGCTTCATCTTTCTGGTTCTGTGAAAGAATTATAGCTTGCTTTAAAGTAGTATCTGATAACGCACCAGTGACTAAATTTGAAGCTGTTCCACCATTAAGCAATGGGTGGTTTGCTGCAATAAGTGCTTTTCCATCATATATTGTTTTGGTTGAATCAAAAGCGTTATTAAATAATGAAATAGCGTCAGTTTCTACCTTATATCTACCAGCTCTTGCTAAGTCTTTTGGCATTTTTTCGATAACGTTGTACATTTCGTCGTCAGCAAACTTTCTTTCTACCATAAAACCACTAGCAAATTCTTTATGAATGTATGTTCTTTCAAGACCAGCGTCAATTGTCTGATATTGTATGGTAGGCATAGGATTGCTTCCACTTACAGCAGTAGTTGAACTACCGAATTCAGTCCATGGAGACATAGCACCTAAACCGTAGTCAGTTTCTTTGGCTTTCTTTGATGTGTTTACATGAAACAATTTGCTGTACTGTTCTGGTACTTCGTTGTAAGTTTCATAGAATAATTTTCTTAGCTTTGGCTCTAATAACACACCAAAATTAAGTTCTTGATGTACGTCTTCACCAGCGATTGCAAGTTCTCTGTACATTTCGTATAAGTTTAATGTTGACATTGATTATCACCTCATTGTTTCCATTTAGCATACTCTTCCTCAGACATACCGAGTTTAGCAGCATATATTTTTTCTATTTCTGTAAGATTTGTTGTCTTAACAGCAGGATTGTCATTTGATTTGATTAGAGTTTTTGTAATACCATAATTCTTTTGTATTTCTTCTGTTATTTTCTTTTTGCTTTCAGCGATTTGTTTTTCTAATATTTTGTCTGCATTATCTGCTTTCCACAATTTATACGCCTTATCTATGTTGCATTTTTCTTGCTGTGCTATTTCTAATAGCTCCATTTCTGTAACTCCGTATTTATCTGTAGATAATACGTGTTCAAGTTCTTTTTCAAGCATATTAAGTCTTAATTGAACACTTAATTCTTCGACCCTTTGATAAAGAGGATTTGCTTTATTTGCAAGTTCTTTTTTGTCTTCTGGAGCAATTTCTGCGAGCTTAGCAGCTATTTCTGGGTTTGCTTTTAAGTATTCGTAAAGTTCTACAGCGTCATTCAATTCTTGTCTTTTAGACGCTAATTCTTGTGTTTTTCTAGTATAATCACTCTGTCTCATATACCCCTTTTTAAATTCTTTGATTTGCTCAAGTGTTAACTTTTCGCCATCAATATCAAATTCTAAAGGAGCTTCTTGATTTGTAGTTTCTTCTTGTGTTTGTTCTTGTTCATCTACATCATTTGTTTGTGTATTTACGCTTGCTTCGCCTTCTTGTGGGTTCACATCATCAGATGGATTGTCCACTTCTTCCGCAATAGCAATTTCAAAATACATTAATAAATCTTTTAACATACTTATACTTCCTCCTCCGCAGAGTTCCCATTTTGAGATTGTTCTGCTATTAGTTGTAGTATTTCTAAAACTCGAGGGTCTTTTAAAGCTAACTCTCTAACTGCTTCTGGGTCTTCTTGAAGCATTTGTACTATTTGTACAAATAAGTCGCTTTGTAAAATATCTCCCTCTAATTCAGATTGTACACCATTTTCCGCATTTTGTAAAGTGCTTATGTTCGCTTGTGATTGTAGTTTTTCTAACTCTCTAGCCATATCAGCTTCTTTTTGTGCTTCTTGTTCCACAAGTTGCTGTTTTCTAAGTTGCTCTTGTATTAGAACTTCTTGTTGTTGCTTCATGTCTTGTTCTTGCATTTGTCGCTGTCTTATGTTAGTAACTCTCTGTATTATTTCATCAACGTTGCCTAAATCGCTGTTTTCTAGCAGTGTTCTTCTATCTACCATTGGTAGACCATCTTCTGCCATTGTTTGTGCAAGTTGAATAAGCTGTTGGAATCTAGCTGTTTTATTAGTTGGCATTGTAGAACCACCAACTACCTCTATATCAAAATCGCCATCTAGGTCTGTTCTATCAATCTCTTTAAAACCAATATTCTTTTGACCTATATTAACCCACTGAACATCTTGCATTAAATTGCTGTTTGGAACATATTCTTCTCCAGTTATTCTTATGCTTCTTTGTACGCTCCAGAACTGTTGCATACGCCTTACCCACTTTGAACCAAGCTTAGAAAGCATATCTTCCATAGTCTGTACTTTAAGTTTAATACGACCTTGTGCTGTTTCGTTAAGAGCTTCTATTGCTGCTGCAGCAGTAACACCTACTGGTTTTTCACCTCTTGTTACATCAAACACACCAGAAACTCTCTCTATATCAGTTTTTAACTCTGCGATTATATTCTGTATATATGCTGGTATAGTTGGAGGTGTATCTCTTCTTACTTCTGTGCCGGGATTTTTACGTACAACTAAGCCCTTACGATTTGTTAAAGAATTTTTCTCTACTCCGCAGTTTTTATCAAGAATCCATATTGGATTGCCAGTTAATTCTGCACTTTCTATGATACTATTCATAAGAGAACACATAGCTTCTTGTGGAGATATAAGCTGTTCTATTTCTCCCATAGCCCAGAATTGTCCGGGAATAGGATTGCATTTCCACATAACATAAGGAAATCCATCATCATAAGGATTTTCTATATCTTCAAGTAACACATCACCAGCAATAGTAATTTTTCTACCGTTTTTATATTTCAGTTTTGTTACTTGATATGTCTTTTTATCTCCGTTCTCGTCTTCTTCCTCTTCAATAGTAACTTCTGTAGAGTAGTCTTTCATATAGCACTCGATATAAAGAACGTTATTTTTAGAATTTTCAGTTCCAGTCTTACCGTAAACTAAATATTCATCTTGTATTGGAGTAGTGTTAGCTCTTAACTGTTCCGCTTTTTCTGGATATGCTTTTATGATTTCGCCAACATTTTTATATGCTGCATATCCACAATACTCTGCGTCTTCTATACAAGTAGCCATTGGGTCTACAAAAAAGTTAAACACTGGTATTGGTATACATTTTACTTCACCTATACCTTTGCTTTCTGATTGGTTCCAAGTAAGCCCAAATATAGCGTTACCAGTTATAATTCCATGCTTTATATGTTCTAAAAGTTTTATAAACATTCCTTCTCTTTTCCACTCATGGTCTAATGCGTACTGAACATTAACAGACTTTTGGTAACTGTTAATACCTCTTGGAATTGCTAACATCTTTGGATTGTTAGAGAACATTATTGGTACTATTGTTTCTACTGTAGAATACACGTAGTTAGATATTTCTTGCACTTTATAATTCGGCAAATTCCTTTTAAAATATTCAGACTCATAAGCTTTAATACACATATCCCATTTTTTATAACGTGAAGCCATAGAG